CGCGGCGGCTGCAAGACCAAATGCCTCGCCGAGATGGAAAAGAAAGCCGACCTCGAACGCCGCATCACGGTCGCCGAGCAGGCCACGGACCTCACCACTCGCATTGAGGCCACGCAACGCATTCTCGACGGTAAGCGCGAAGTCGCAGCCAAGACCGAGCACAAATCCAGCGCCGTCGCGCACCAGAATGACAGCCTCAAGAAGTGGGTCGCTCTCGTGGCCAACGGCAACACTACCGCCACAGAGTTGCAATCCGTCAGCGCCGAGCAATCGGCAAACCTCGCTATTGCGGTTGCCGGCACGGGATTGCCCGCATTCGCCCTGTTCATGGCGGGCTTGTTCCGCACTGGCCGCCGTCACCCAGACGGGCCTTCCACTCCCCCTGTAAGCGAGCTCGGCAATCGCAAATCTGAGCCTCGCGCGTATCCCCAACCCGTCGCGCTCCGCACTACCACAATTGCAGCACTCAGGCAGATGGCCGCGTGAGACACTACCTCGGAATTTCCCCCATGGGAGAAACGGTTTTCCACAACGTCCGCAGGGACGAGACCGGAGAGCCGTTGTTGCTCGTGGATGAGAGCGCCATCACCAAACTCCGCGTTAATTTCGCCGACTGGCTGGAGAGCGGCGAGACCATCACCGCAGCAACCGTCACCACGCAGAACTGCACCGTCTCGACCAGCACTACGAGCCCCAACGTGGACCTGACCATCAGCGCCGTGACCAGCTTCAACGACGGCACAATCACGCTGGTGGCCACATGCAGCAATGGCGAGGTCTGGCGCTCCAAGATCAGGGTGCGTCGCACGAACCGCTACACCGACGAGCAGACATATAGGGATTACACGTGAGTGAGTTGACCGAAAAGCAATCGGCGTTTGCCCGCGCCTATGTCGAATGTAAAGGCAACGCGAGTGAAGCGTACCGCCGCGCCTATGATGCCGAAAACATGAGCGCCGACGCGATCAAGGTCGAAGCGTGCAGGCTGCTCCGGCGCCCTAACGTGGCCCTTACCGTCGAAACGCTCCAGGCGAAGCATCAAAAGCGCCATGAGATCACGATCGACAAGCTCACTGAAATGGCCGTCGCCGCCTATGACTTGGCTATGGATGAGAAGTGCAATGCACCCGGGGCGGCCGTGTCCGCATTGCTCGCCATCGGCAAGCTGCACGGGCTCGTGGTCGACAAGAAAGAGGTAACGCGGAGGCGCGATGCAACTGACCTCAGCCTCGAAGAGCTTTACACCATCGCCGGCATGGGCCGCGCGCGAGATCATCAGGCGGACGCAAGCGCAGCAGAACCTGATCTCATTCACTAGATACACGATGCCGGAGTATCGCCCGGCGCCGCACCATGACCTGATCGCCGAGAAGCTCGAAGCCGTCGCAGCGGGCAAAATACGCCGCCTCATGATCTTCATGCCGCCACGGCACGGCAAAAGCGAACTGGCATCGCGGCGCTTCCCTGCATGGTTCATCGGCCGCAATCCAAAACGCAACATTATCGCGGCCAGTTACAACAGCGACCTGGCTACCGACTTCGGCCGCGAGGTCCGCAACATCGTCGACAGCCGGCCCTACAAGGCGCTGTTCTCAACGAAGCTGGCCGAAGACAGCATGGCGGCCAATCGCTGGCACACGGCCGACGGCGGCATGTACGTGGCGGCAGGTATCGGCACGGCGGTAACCGGGCGTGGCGCCCATGTGCTGCTGATCGACGACCCGTTCAAAGATCGCGAGGAAGCGGACAGCGAAGGCCACCGCGAGAAAGTCTGGCGCTGGTATACGAGCACTGCCTACACGCGACTTGAGAGCGAGTTGCAGCAGGACGTGACCGGGGATGACGCGCTGTGGGCCGATCTCATGGGCGACATCGAGACCGGCAACGCCGAGCCCTTCGAGGGCGCGATCGTTCTCATTCAGACGCGCTGGCATGAGGACGACCTCGCCGGCCGACTGATCGCAGAGCAGGCCAAGGGCGGAGACCAATGGGACGTGCTCGATCTGCCAGCAATCCGCGAGAACGGCGAGGCCCTGTGGGAAGCCAAATATCCCGTTTCCCGGCTCAATCAGATCAAGCGCGCGATTGGTGAACGCGACTGGTCGGCGCTGTATCAGCAGAAGCCACGGCCTGACGAGGGGCTCTATTACAAACGTGAGTGGTTCCGCTGGTACGACGAGAAGCCCAGGCATTTGCGCATCTATGGCGCCAGCGACTACGCGGTGACATCGGACGGCGGCGATTACACGGTGCATCTGGTTGCTGGTGTAGATCCTGACGATAACATCTATGTGCTCGACATCTGGCGCAAGCAGGCCACCACGGATATTTGGGTTGAGGCGTTCCTCGACATGATGACCCAGCACAAGCCAATGATGTGGGCAGAGGAAAGCGGGCAGATTATCAAGAGCGTCGGTCCTCTGATCGAGAAGCGCATGCGCGAGCGCAAAATCTACGGTCGCCGTGAACAATTCAGCTCGGCGTCGGACAAGCCGACCCGGTCGCGCGCCATGCAAGGTCGCGCCGCAATGGGCAAGGTCTATTTGCCCGACAACGCGCCGTGGCTGTCGGACTTTCTTAATGAGTTGCTGGCCTTCGACGCAGGCAAGCATGACGACCAGGTCGACGCGCTCGGGTTGGTCGGCCGCATGCTTGACGACATGGTGGCCGCACAGAAGCCAAAGACAGACACGGCGCCCAAGCGCAGCGACTACCGCAGCGTGCGCCAATCCGAAGAAAGCTGGAGGGCCTAAGTGCTCGACATGATGGCGCCGTCTGCCGGCGCTGGCGATGAGAAACCCGAGAGCACGGAAAAGGATTACGCAACCGAATTACATCGGCTGCACCGGTGGTTCCGCGCCTACGAGACTAACAAGCGCCGCGAGATGGATGAGCAGCGGAGCGCTCGCCAGTATTACCACGACAAACAATGGACCGACACGGAGATTCAGCGCCTCAAGGCGCGTGGCCAGCAGCCCACGGTGCGCAATAGAATCAAGCGCAAGATCGACTTCTTACGTGGTGTTGAGCAGCGGTTGCGGCGCGATCCGAAGGCATACCCGCGCACGCCCAAACACGAACAATCCGCCGACACTGCCACGGCAGCGCTGCGCTACGCCTGCGATAAGTCACGCTGGGGGCAGATTAGCTCGGATTGCATGAGCGACGGGCTTATTGACGGCATCGGCGTCATTTTCTGCGGCATTGAGGGTGGCGAGCCCAAGATGCGCAACGTCGCCGTTGATCGGTTTTTTTACGACCCGCGCTCGATGGCGCCTGATTTCGGCGATGCGCGCTACATGGGCATCCATCTATGGTTTGACGTGGACGAGGCCGCCGACCGCTGGCCTCAGCATAAAGAGCGGCTTGAAAGCATGGTGGACGGCGGCAACGTCCAAATGACCGGCGCCAATGCGGAGCAGGACCACGGGCAGCAATGGGGCGATCTCGAAAACCGCCGCGTCCGCGTAGTTGAGTTCTGGGAAAAGAAAAGTCTACGCGCGCTCGGTAAGGGCGGATTTGGCTGGCACTATTGCTATTTCGTCGGCGAGCTAGATTTGGAGAGCGGTTGGTCGCCATATCAGGGAGAGAAAGGCGAGCCGGATTGCCCATACGAGGCATGGTCGCCCTACGTCGATGAAAAGGGCGACCGCTACGGCATGATTCGCACCATGAAGTCGGTGCAGGACGAGATTAATTATTCGGCGTCGAAGCTGCTTCACCGCATATCAAGCGACCGCTTTTTTTACGAGGAAGGGAGCATCGACGACATCGACGAGGTAAGCCGCCAGCTTGCCCGCCCGGACGGCAAGATCAAGATAGGACGCGGCGAGTGGGGTAAAACCGTAGGCATCGTTGATCAAAGCCTTAAAATCCAGGGCGAAGGCGAGCGGTTCCAGATGGCCGCCGCCGAGATTGAGAATTTGGGGCCAAACCCTGGCTTGGTCGGCAAGGGCGAGGGTGTCGACGGCGCTAGCGGGCGCGCGCTGCTGGCTCAGCGCGATAGCGGCATGACTGAGCTATCTCCGATATTCGAGCGCCATCGAGATTGGAAGTTGCGGACATATCGCAAGCTGTGGCACCGGGCGCGGCAGGCGTGGACGGCTGAGAAGTGGATTAACATTACGGATGACGCTGGCGCGACCGAGTTCGTGCAGCTCAATCAGTACCAGATTGATCCGACCACGATGCAATTGCAGGGCCAGAATGTCATGTCGGAGATCGACGTTGACATCGTCCTAAACGAAGGGCCGGACGTTATTACGATGAACGAGGAGCTAATGCAGACGCTCGCCAATCTCGGCGAAGCAGCCATGAGCCCGCTCGGCAAAGTGATGATCGAGTTGAGCAACCCGCCGAACAAAGAGCGGCTGCTAAAAATGATGGATGAGGTGCAGCAGACTCCGCCCGAGGTTGCGGCCATGCAGCAGCGGATGGGCCAGCTTGAGGAAATGCTGGCGGCCATCAACATCGACGAAAAGCGGGCTGGCATCGAGAACAAGCGGGCGGACACGCTGGCAAAGCTCGTCGCCGTCAGCACACCGGCTGCACCGACGCAAGGCAAGCCGGACGCGTTCGGCAACATGCCGCCACCGATGCAAGCGCCGCCGCCTGACCTCGGAATGGCGTTTGCGGCCATGCAAGCGTTCCCGTTGCAGTACGGGGCGCCATTGCTCGAAGATCATGCGCAGCAAATCCAGGCTCAGCCACAAGGGCCGCCACCCGGCATGGAGGGCCAGCCGCCCGACATGATGCCGCCCGACATGATGCAACCAGGCCAAGCGCCGCTGCCGCCGCCGCAGTTCATGGACGGCGGCATGGACCAACAGCAGATGCCCGAGCAGATGAGCCAAGCCGGCGCGCTGCCGGTCGACCCAGGAGCCTAACATGGCCGACACCGTCGCCACGATGCCGCCCGCGCCCGACATGGATCAACCTATGCCTGCCGGTATGAGCATGAGCGAGGCTATGGATGTGCTTGACGAGTTCCATATCAAGCGCAGCGACATGGACCGCGTATCGTCGGCCATTGAAGCCGTGATGGGGCCGAGTGAGCCGGGGCTGGTCCAAGCCGAGGCCGAGGCCGACATGGCGAAAGAGATGTTCTCCACCGACCGCGACCGGAAGGCGATGTGATGGAATACGAGATAATGCGGCTCGAATGCCTCAGGCTGGCGACTGCCCAGGGACTCAAAGGCGAGATGGCCGTCGAGGCTGCTCTGGCCATGATGCAATTCGTGCGCGAGGGTTCATTATTGGACAAGGCGCACGGACAATCGAGCGATCGCATGGAAACGCCAACGGTTACGGTGCATCGCCGGCCGCCATTTCTGGACGATTACAAGCCAGAGTAAGCAAACTATTTCGGCAGGTCTCGCAAATTGCGGGGAAACACCTGCCTATTTCGTCCATTATTCACGGACGGTAGAATTGTGTTGCTTTGCGTGGCCTCGCTGGCCTTACCAGCGTTCCGCGTCATGGGCGCGTAATCCCATGTCCCGCCCCGCCCGAGCGTATCGGGCGTCTCTCGTGACCAGCTACGATAAAGCGGAGTGACCACATGGCAACCGAATTTGACGACGTTTTCGCACGCAACGGCGACGCGACACCAACACCGGCGGCGCCTGAGGCCGATGGTGGACCGGTGCGCGATGAAGTGGGCCGATTTGCGCCCAGGACTGAGACGCCGGCCAGCACGCCGGAGCCCCAGGCCACGCCCGAGCCGACCGACGACGCCCGCGATGTCAATCGCCATGTGCCGCTTAGGGAACTGCTTGCCGAACGTGAGCGGTTTAAGAAAGAAAAAAGCCTGCGGGAGGAGTTCGAGCGACGCGCAACCGAGCACGAAACGCGCGCCCGCACCCTTGAGCAGATGTACCATCAAGCGCAACGCCAGCCGCAGCAGCAGCCCCAACAGGCCCAGCCGCAGCAGCAGGCACCCGACCCCTACGCCGATCCCGAAGGGTTTGCTCAGCACCAGTCACAGCAGCAATTCCTGGCCCGCCGCAACGATATCGCCAACATGAGTGAGGCCATTGCGCGCCGCACGCATGGGGCCGAGATCGTGGATAAGGCGATTCAGGCCGCGTTGCAGGCTGGTGCCGCGCAGCACTTCTATCAGCGTGCGGCCGATCCCTATGGCGAGCTGATCGACTGGTATAAGCACCAGACGGCTTTGCAGAGGATCGGACCTGACCCGGACGCCTACGAGAAATCCGTCGAAACGAAGCTGCGCGAAAAAATCTTGGCCGAGCTGAAAGTTGGCGGGGCCAAGCCGCAAGCTAAATTTCCTGGATCTCTTGCAGACGCCACGGCCACGGGTGTGGGCGGACAGCACTTGACCGAACAGGCGATTGCCGACGAGTTGTTTTCAACGACGAGAAATCGTCGGGCGTAATGTAATGGCCGTCGCCTCGTCATCATCATTGATCACGAGAGCAAACCACCATGGCAAATACGACAGTACTGTCAGGTCTCGACCTGACCAAATGGCAGAAGATGTTTTGGCGCGAGTATGTCCGGGATTCTGGATTTGCGCCTTACATGGGCTCGTCGCCCATGGACATCATTCACGTCATGAATGACCTAAAAACCGACGGCTACACAATCCGCCTCCCGCTGGTTGCTCGCCTTCAGGCAACTGGCGTTACGGGCAACGCATCGCTCGGCGGCAACGAGGAGCAACTCGATCAATACTACCAGGACATCGTTTGGGAGTATTACCGCAACGCCATCAGCATGACTAAGAAAGAGAAAAAGAAGTCAGCCGTCGATATGATGGAAGCGGTTCGCCCGCTACTGAAAGAGTGGGCGTCTGAGCTGATTAAGTACCAGCTGATCGGCTGCTTCCACAAGACCAGCGGCGGCACCGATTTCGGCACTTCTAGCACGGCTGAGAAAAACACGTTTGCGCTTAACAACGTTGATCGCATTCTGTTTGGCGCTGCAACGGCCAACTACTCGGCGACGCATCTGACCGGCCTCGGCACGGTTGATAACAGCACCGACAAGCTGACCACGGCCACGGCCTCGCTCGCTCGCTTCATGGCGCGCACAGCAACGCCGCACATCCGGCCGTTTAAGACCGGCACTGGTGGCCGCGAATACTACGTTATGTTCTGTCATCCGCTCTGCTTCCGCGATCTCAAGACCGATACGGCCATGGTCAACGCCAACCGCGATGCGCGCTCGCGTGAGGGCAGCGGAATGGACAGCAATCCGCTGTTTCAAGACGGCGACATGATCTATGACGGCATCATTTTCCGCGAAATCCCAGAGTTCTATCGGGCGCGGCAGGGCACCGGCGTTAACACCGACACGCATTTGGCCAGCGTCGGCGCGGGCTCGATCGACGTTGGCGCCAACTTCCTTTGCGGTGCTCAGGCTATTGGATTGGTCAACAAGCAGGCGCCGTTGCCGACCACCAAAAACGAGGATGACTACGGGTTTGTGGACGGCTCCGGCATTGAGCTCGCTCACGGCATGAATAAGTTGCGGTGGAATAACGGCTCGGGCCTGAATAAGGACTTGGGCATGGTTACCGTCTATTGCGCCGCCGTGGCCTAATCGGGAGAATGAACAATGGCTGCTTACTTCACGGACAAAAGCCAAACATACTCGACCCGCAAGGGTCCGGGCGCTCCGGGACAAATCGTTACTGACTACACGATTGTTGCGATAACGACGGGCATGCTCGACAACGCCAACGACGAGGTTGGCCTGTTCATGGTGCCCAAAAATGCGGTTATCCTCGACGTTAAGGTGAGGGTCACTGACATGGACAGTTCGACGGGTCTGCTGTTTGACCTCGGCGACATCGGTGACGAGGATCGGTTACAGGCGGCGTTTTCTGGACAGGCTGCTGGCGAGTTTGTTGTGCTGCCAGTAACCGGATTTCTGTACAAGTATACGGCGGATACCAGAATCAACCTGCACGTCAACACGGCCGCGACAACTGCCGTAGCCGGCACGGTCTACGCTTCGATTACCTATGCGGTGGACGAGGCATTCTCGACCACAGCGCTGACGGCCACGACTTAATGAGGGCGATGTACACAGGCAAAGAGGGTGAGGTCTTGATCTGGGGCCTCACCTTCCCTCGTGGGGATGCTGTCGAAATCCCAGCCGACAACGCGCATGCTCGCGCCAAGGTAGTTCAGCATCCCGAGTTCGTGGTTGAACCCGATACGACAAAGCCGGAGCCGAAAAAGAAATGAAAACCAAAGCCGATCTTGTCGTGTCTGTGTTGCAGGGGTTGCGCATCATCGCGGCTGCTGAAAACCCGAGCGCGGAAGACTCGGCTTTGGTGCAGGCCGCGTATGACAGCAAGCTGGCGGAATGGCGCCGGCGCGGTCTGGTTTGGTGGACCAACACGGACGCAACGACGCAGGAAATTCCCAGCGAGGTGTTTGCCACGTTGTCCGATCTGATGGAGAGCGAATGTGCGGGGTCATTTGGTGTCGGACAGGACATGAGCCGCGCCGATAAGCGCGCCGAAGAAAATGAGTTGTTGCGCGGTTTGCGCATAATGAATGCTAAGCCCCCGAGCGGCGAAGTTACGCCGTTTTCGAGCTTTTGATGCCCATCATCCCCCTCGCGCTCCCGCGCCAATCCGACGCCGGCCAAGAGCCTCACGCGGGCGTTGCGCGGCTCGTCAACGCGTTTGCCCGCCCGGTTGAGGCCGAGGGCCGGACGCAGATGCAAGTGTGGGCGAGGCCGGGACTTGACGCTCTAGTGACGCTGGCTGGCACGGGCGGCATTCGGGCCACGCTTGAGGTTGACGGATTGCTTTACGTCGTCGCGGGTCGCGTTATTCATCGTGTCGATGCTGGCGGGGCATCGAGCATCATCGGCGGCCTGCCGTCTGACGGCTACGTGGGCAAGGCGCGCAACTCAAGAGGCACTGGCCCGCAAATATGTTTCACGTGTGACGGTCTGGCGGTGGTTATTGAAAACGGCGTCCTGTCATCGGTCACGGGGCTGTCGATCTCGCCAATCGACGTATGTTGCATTGATCGCTATTTCGTTTTCATCGACGCGCGCGGCCGTATGCAATCGAGCGATATTGATAGCGGGCTAGTCTATAACGGGCTTGACGTGGCCGAGGCTGAAAGCAGCCCAGACGGCGGGTTGCGGGTTGTGGATCGTGGCCGGGACTTGATCGTGTTCGGGCCGCGCTCGTTTGAGGTTTGGGCAGACACCGCAGCCGATGCGTTTCCGTTCACGCGCCAGCACGCGGTGTCGGTCGGGGCGCTCAGCGCAGGCAGCGTGGTCAAAGCGACCATTATCCAAAAAGGCGGCAGCGTTTCGGATACCGTTGCATGGTCCGCAACGACTCATGAAGGCAAATTTGCCGGGGTCATGATCCTGAACGGCTATACGCCATCACCGATCTCGACAGCGGCAGTCAACCGCGACTTTGCGGCTGTAGTTGATACTGCGTCGATCACGGCTTCGAGTTACGTCAACGCCTCGGGCGAGTCGTTCATTCGCTGGCGGCTGCCGTCAACGACCTGGGTCTATTGCACTAATACTGGCATGTGGCACGAAGAATCCAGCCGAGATTCGTTGGGAAATAACATCACAAACAATGTAGCCCACCTAGCTACGCTTGGATTGCGCACGGTCGGCGGTCATGCCAGCGAGCCGCAGATGTACTGGGTGAGCGACGACTACACCGACGACGACGGCGACGAGCTGGTTGTGACTGTGCAGACGCCGCCGGCGCATGCGAGCCCCGAACGGCTAACGATGGACGCGCTGTATCTTGACGTGGTTCCGGGTGTCGGCCTGACTACGGGGGCCAGCCAGGACGTGGCGCCGTCTGTCATGATGCAATGGTCCGCTGACGGCGAGACTTGGAGCAATGAGCTTTGGCGCTCGATTGGCGTCCAAGGCGCGCGGCAGACGCGGGCGAAGTGGACGCGGCTCGGGACCACAAGCCACACCGGCCGGACGTATCGGTTTCGAGTGTCGGCTAACGTCGCCAAGGGCCTGTTTGGGGCCCGGTGGGAAGGGAGCAAGGCCCGCGCATGACAATTGCAGCGCCGTCGCCGGATCAGATTGTCTTGCAGCCGGTCGGGTTCCTGGCTCAGGTTTGGATGCGTTGGGTGCTGGACGTGTCAAGCGCGCTCGGCGGGCGGCAGCCGTTGGAACTTGCGGCCTATACCGTTGCCAAATTGCCGGACGCAGCCAAGTGGAAGCGGCACATGATCGTTGTGACGGATGAGACGGGCGGCGAGGTGCTCGCGGTCAGCGACGGCACAAACTGGCGGCGCACAACGGATAGAGCGGTGGTCTCGTGAAACCCCATGGAAAACCCTCTGGAAGGCTCCACGGTTTCCAGGGGTTTTTTTGCATGGGAATGTTGCTAGTGCATCGCTCACTATTCGCAAGTCTTCAAGCAGCTTAACGCAGTCTAACCGGCCAACGTCTTAGCGTTGCTATCGGGTTAAAAAGGATCGTCTATGGCGAGCGCATGGGATTGGTATACGGGTGCCGGCAAGGCCAAAAAAGAGGCGATGGCAACCGCCGGCCAAAACAAGTCGTATATTGGCGAGGGACTGCAAAAACAGCTCGGCTACTACAGCGGGGCGAAAGACGAGGCGCAAGGCTACCTGAGCCCCTATGCCCAGCAGGGCGGGCAGGCTAATACTGCCTATGGAAACCTGCTAGGGCTCAACGGCTCCGGCGCGCAAGGCCAAGCGCGGCAGGCCTATGAGGGCTATAACCCATATTTGCAGGGCGATATGGACGCCTCGGCGCGGTCGATTGCGCGGCGGGGCGTGGCGAGCGGCAGCTATAACTCGGGTCTGAACGCGCTTGCCCAGAACCGGGCGGGGATGGAGATCGGATCTCGCGACTTCGGCTCCTACAATGACCGGCTCGCTGGGCAGGCGCAGATGGGCTACGGCGCGGCGACAGGTCTGGCCGGCAACGCCTGGAACTACGCCCAAAACGCAGGCCAAGCCCAGCAGGGCGCGACGCAGGGCTATGTTGGCAACAACACGAACCTGGGCAACGCGCTGAGTGCGGCGAGCATTAGCCCGATGAATTACGAGATGCAAATGGCAAAGATGGCGATAAGCGCCCTGACTGGCAGACCGATGGCGCCTGATTCCGCACCCGCCCAATCGCCCGGAAATAACTACGCGTCTGGCGGCAGCAATCAATTGCAGTCGTCGAATTATAACAACGGATGGGGCTACTTCGGCGGGGGCAGATAGCAATGGTAAGCATTCCGCAGTTTACGATGGGCGGCCGGATCCGGGACGACTGGATGCAGGGCGCTGAGGGCGTGTCCAATGCGCTCGGGCAGTACTACCAGCGCGGGTTGCAGAACCGCAAGATTGAGCAGGACCAGCGGCAGTTTGAGGCGCAAAACCTCCTCGCTCGCGACCAGTTCGGCGAACTACAGCGCCAGCATGGCGTCACTAATGCGCTCGCTCGCGATCAAATGGGGCAGCAAAATCGGCAGTTTGGTGAGAGTTACGCCCTCGATAAGGGGCGGCTTGATCTTGCCAAGGGCGAGGCCGCTGAGCGCCGTGCCGCGGATTTCAACACCCGCGCGGCCGGCGTTGGCCAGATGATCCTGGAGGACCAAGACCCGGCTAGCCGGGCGGCCAAGTGGCAAAAGCTGGTGTCGTCCGATCCGCGCTGGTCGGCGGCGCTGGCCAAGTCCGGCACTGATCTAGCCGACCCGGATGCGGGGGCACGGTTCATCATCGCGCAGGCTCGTGGCTATCGCGAGCCTGAGCCTTACAAGATCACGGAGCACGATCCGACCAAGGAGCTGATCGGCACCAATCCGAGGACGCAAGAATTGCGTGTGATCCGGGCGGCAACCGACGGCGGGTTCAAGCCGAAGGACCGTGCCGAAATCGAGTCCGGCATGCGCAAGGAAGCCGAGAAGTACGCGGGCGACTATACGACCTTGCGCAACGCCGTCGGGAACATTGAAAGCCTTGCAGGCAAACCGAGCGCGGCCGGTGACATCAGTACCGTATTCTCGTTCATGAAAATACTTGATCCGAGCTCGGTGGTGCGTGAGGCTGAATATGCGGTGGCGGCAAGAGCGGCGGGTGTGCCTGATCGCATCGTCGGATTGATTGAAAAGGTGCAGAGCGGTCAATTCCTGACGCCGGCACAACGGCAGGACTTTATCGCGACGGCCAGGACCATGGCCGCGACGCAGCGGACATTTTATGAAAACAAGCTCGCTCAGTATCGCTCTGTTGCTGAGCGTTCCAGGGTCGACCCGAACAACGTTGTCTTGACCGAACCGAGCAACCGGCCGGATGGTGTTCCACCGGCTGCGGCCGCTGGTCCTGCGCCGAGTGTGGCCCAAGATGGCGGTCGCTTCAATTGGGGCGGTGGTGGTGGCGGCGCGGCGGGCGGACAGGGTAACGGCTGGTCGATTCAGAAGGTTAGCCCCTGATGGCAAAGTATCGTATTACGGGGCCGGATGGTCAATCTTATGACGTGACGGCCCCGGAAGGCGCCAGTGAGTCCGACGTCATGGGCTACGTGCAACAGCAGGTGGCTAGAGGTGGCCGTTCACCGCAGGGCGCGGGACGCTTTGCGCAAGCCTCGATGGGCAATTCCACGGGCGATCCCGATTTGGCGCATCTGTCGCTGCAAGACTTGCGGTCGCAATCGGTCGGGATCGCGCCCAATCACCCGATCACCAAGGAACTTGCACGCCGCAACGTGCAGGAAGCCGGGCCGCCGCCGCGCAGCTATCCCGATGAGGTGTTCGGTGGTGCGGGGCTCAACGCGACGGCGGCCAAGCCGAAGAATGCGGGACTGATTGACGATCCCAGTCGGACCATGGGTTTTGTCGATCAGGCTAGGGGCTCGTTTGCAGCAAACGACGAGCAATGGAAATACAATGCTGCTAGGTCGCTTTATCCAAACGAGCAGCCAGAGCGCGCCATGCGGCGATTCGGCACAACGGCCGAGGGCCGAGCTTTCCACCGGGGCGACGATGGCAAGTTATATGAGGTGCAGCCGTCGAAAGGATGGGGGCGGCTGGCGAATGTTGGCGAGGGCGTAGGACCAAGTCTGCCGGCCGTGACCGGCGCCGTTGCTGGAATTGCAGCAATGCCTCTGGGTGGCGTGGGGTCGATTCCGGCAGCAGGAATGGGCGGCTATGCTGGCGAAGGCGCCCGCCAAGCGCTTGGCAACGTGCTGATTGGTGGGCCGCACTCCGGTTTTAGCCAGTCTACCGCTCTGAAAGAAGGCGCGGTCGGCATGGTTGGCCAAGGCATCGGCGTCGGTCTCAATCGGTTGGCTGCACGCTCCGCAGCGGCGGATATCCTGGATTATAACCCACAGGCCACACAAAACCTACTTGGCAAAGCCGAGCAAATCGGCGTGCGCCTGACGCCTGCCGAAGCCACAAACTTGGCAAGCCTTATCGGCGAGCAAAAGCGGTTGCAATCGTCGCCAGCGGCAGCCAATAGGATGGCACGCTTTGCGGAAGAGCGCGGCGGGGAAGTGGCGGGCGCTTGGGATAGATTTCTCTACAGCGTCGGCCGCCCTCGTGACGCGGGCGAGCTGGGACGGCAGGCTAGCGGCATGGCAACGGACATTGTTACCGATGCGCAAGCGGCGCGAACGGCGGCAGTGCGTCCATTCTACGAACAAGCTGAGCGCCAAATCGCCAGCGTCAATCCTGGCGGCGTGGTCGAATTTATCGCGGCTGAGATACCGACTGCTAAGGGCTCGGAGCGGGCAGCCTTGCGTTTTGTCCAAGATCAATTGCAACGTGTGGGCGCGAATGGTGCTACCGACGGCACCATTGATATGAGTTTTCGCGGCCTGAACGGGGCCAAGATGGCAATTGACGCAGTTTTAGAGAACGAATCCCTTGCACTTAAGCACGGTATTGAGCGCACGGCTCACGGCACGCTAGAGCGTGCGCGAAGCATGATCGTGGAGGCCATTGAGGCATCACCGGGCGCTGGCGGTCAAGGCGGTGCGCCGGGTCCATATGCAGCGGGTCGCGCCCTGTACGGCGCCGAGACTGAGCGCACAGTTACGCCAATTCAAGAGATATTGGCGCCATTGCTACGCGCCAACCCGCAGAACTCGTCAATCGTTCGTGCAGCACAATCCATGCTTGATCCTCAGACGCGCACGCCCGCATTGGTAGCGCAAGCGCGGGCTCTGATCGAGCCACGTAATCCGGACGTTTGGAACTCGATGGTACGACAGTTCCTTCACGAGCACGCCTATGCGGCGCTGCAAGAGAACGCGAAGGGGTTTGTCTCAAATGCCGGCGGCAACATCGCCAAGAAGGTTGGCAACGACAAAATTGATGCGTTGCTACGCGCGGCACTGCCGCCCGACAGGTTTCGTGCCTATCAAGATATGATTGATGTATTCCGGGCGACTGCCCGCGCCGTTGATGCCAACTCGGACACTGCCTTTAAGGCGGCGGCGATCGAGCAAGCCAAGAACCAAGCTCGCGGACCTCTCGGCAAGATTCTGAACAACCTCAACCCGGCGCAGGCACTGCGCAACGCTTCGGATTGGATGGCAGAACGCAACTACCAGCGCCAAGCCGAGCGAGTCGCCGAAATTTTCATCAGGGGCGATCAGGACGCAATCATGGCATTGCGCCAGTTGCGGCAGTTCGGCCCGAGCGACATTCGCCGCCGTCTCGTCGTCGGGCACTTGCTCGGCAATGGCGCGGATGCGAGCGCGTCGGAAGCCTCGCGACGATTTGCCCGATGACCGGCAACATACTGTCCCGCTACGGCATGGGTCACGATCCCTACGCGTGGCGGTCGAACATGGACGCGCAACCTGATGCGCCGCCCAACATACTGAGCCAGGGTCCGGCGCCAACGGGCTATGACCGCGTGCGGGACGCGATTTACAACGCGCTCGGCGGCCAACCTCAGAACGCTTGGGCCGCAAATAAGTTGGCAACGATGTTCGATTTGGGAACGCTGGGCATGGCGACGGGCGCCTATGACGGCGGCCGGGAATTGGCGCATACTGGCGATCCCAACGCGCTGGCCATGGCATTAATGCCGGGCATGAAGCCTGTGGGCGCGGCGGCTAAAGCTGCACGAAATATCAAGATAAATCAATTAAATCATGGTACATTGACCCGTAACAATGAGGCTGGCTACGCGCCGCCGGAACTGCCGCAACGGGAATTTAATCTTGATTATAAGCGACCGCATCAAGGCGATATCGGAAGCCGGCTCGAAACCGACATGGACGGGCGCCCCCTTATTGCCGAACACGTGGCGGGGCGCCGAACAGTTGGCGGAAACGACGAGGCGCTTACGCCGGATGAAGCCACCGAACTCGCAAACTACGTGAGTAATGTGGTGCGAGTACGGCGCGATGAGTTGCCAAGCAAATCGGTTGGGAGCTACACGCCGCGCGACAATAAAATCAAAATTGCTGACGACTTGCCCGATGACCAGGCATCAATCGCGTTGGCTCATGAGTTAGGCCACGCGATTGACACGCAATCGCAACGCGGCGTGGTGTTTGCCGACAAATACGAACCGCGAGCAAAAAAAATATATCACGACCTGCGCACCGGCAACGTGGCTGAAACGCGCCCAAGCAGGATGGCATCTCCTGAGACAGACGGCTACAAGCTATCGGATAGGCCCGGCGAATTGTCCGCTGAATTTATCCGCGCCTATTTGACCAACCCGAACTATGTTAAAAGCATTGCCCCGGAGCTGGCAAAACAGCTGCGCGCCCTGATCAACGCCGATCGGGGGTTGAGCAAGTACATCCAATTCAACGCGTTAGCCCCCACTGTGATTGGCGGCGCTACGGCTGCAAGAGCGGCATCGTCGGATGAAGATTTCGAGGAAATCCTTCGCAAATACGGCCTGCTGCCGCCGGCTGCCCTGGGCGATGCGGCAATCCAAGACCCAGCACAACAGTAATCCGCTCGTCTCAGCGTCTCCTATCAACCTGTGCCATCGGCACGGAGAACTAACCCATGGCCAATGCCGTCATTGTATTCCCGCCTGGCTGGCGCGCAACGGATGCCAGCGACCTGCCGATCAGCGGCGCAAAGATCAAATTTTTTGCAACGGGCTCGACTACCCCGAAAACGGTCTACTCCGACCAGCTGCTCGCGACCGCACTTGGGACCGAGGTTACCTGCGACAGCGGCGGTTATCCGGTTTCGGGCGGATCGACAAAAACCCCGATTTATACCGACACGTACAGCTACAAGGTGCGCCTCACCACGTCGGCTGACGTGTTGGTATGGGAGCACGACGCGCTGAAGGGCGCGGTTGATGTAGATGTTGCAGTAACGATAGCACTTCCGTTAACGCCGATGGTCACGCGGACCGCGAACTACACGACTTTGACGACAGACCAGGGCAAGTGGCTGAACGCCGACCCGACCAGCGCCGGCAGCTTTACGATTACGCTGCTGTCGGCGGTGACGGCCGGCGACGGCTTTGCGGTCGGCATTCGGCACGTCGGCACAGCTAACGTCGTTACGGTGCGCACGACTGGATCGGAAACCCTGCTGTTTTCCGGTCAAACCAAAACCGCGTTCACGCTAACCGGCAAAGGGCACGGCGTCTGGATCGTGAGCGACGGTGCCAACTGGCACGTGACGACCGAGGCGCCCGCGCTGATGCCCGGCAACGGCCTGCCCATGTTCCTGTGTACGGATCGGCTGGCCGCGCCACCGACAAACCCTATCGGTGGCCAGCGCTATATCATTAACAGCACGCCAACCGGGGCATGGTCTACGCTCGGTTTTGTCGAAAAAGACATTGTCGAGAGCGACGGCAACGGGTCGTGGTTTGCCTACACGCCGGCCGAGGGCTGGCTGGCCTATGTCGAGGACGAAAACCTTTATACGGCTTATGTTGGCACGGCCTGGGCGGATCAAACCGGCATGTCGGCGCCGTCCGCGACCGTGCTCGCCTACGCGCAATATGAGGATCAAAAAAGCAACGGCACGACCGGCGGCGCATCGACGGCCAATGCTTGGACGACACGCACGCTAAATACCGAGGTGTCAGACACGATCGGCATCACATTATCGGCCAACGCCGTAACATTGCCTGTGGGCACCTATTATATCAGTGCATCGGCGCCGTTTCATAGTACGGTGGCAGCACGGCTGCGGTTTACCAATCTCGGCGTGACTAATCTGCTATTGGGCGAAAATTCTGCCATCGCAAATAGCGGTGGTCAAGCGATTGTTTCGGGTTTTCTAGTTGTTGCAGTGAGCGCAGCTTACACGCTAGATTATTGGATTGACGCCGCCAATGCGTCCGGCCTCGGCTACGCGTCGGGCGATCCCGGCGTTGAAACTTATGCGAGGCTATCTATTGTTAGCCTCGCGGCGCAGCAAGGCCCAGTCGGCGCGCAGGGCACCCAGGGTGCCGACGGCCTTGACGCGGCGCATCCCTATCAATGGTCTACATCGACGAGCGGCGACCCGGGATCGGGCAAAGTGCTCGGCAACAACGCGACAATCGCATCTATCACAGAGCTCAGCATTAGCGAGACCGATAGCGCGGGCGGCGGCATGGCCGCCGTCATCGCGCTGTGGGATGACAGCACGTCATCGGCGCGGGCGCGGGTGAAAATCTCCAAGGAAAGTGCGCCGCAAAATTTTCACGCCTTTACGATATCCGGGGCGGCCACCGACGCCGGCGCCTATTGGACGATCCCGGTTACGTACGTCAGCACGTCGGGCACGATAGCCAACGCCGATGACTGCGCGGTGCTCGTCGTTGAACGAGGCGACGCGGGCGCGACAGGTGCAACGGGCGCGACGGGAGCAACGGGCGCGACGGGAGCAACGGGGCCGACAGGTCCGGCGGGATCAACCGGCGCAACGGGCGCTGCTGGTGCCACGGGTGCTGCTGGTGTCTATTCGTTCGACTGGACGTTCGACACCGGCACCACGGCCGCCGATCCAGGATCTGGCAAGGTTCGGGCCAACAATGCCACGCTGAGTAGCGCGACCGCGCTCTATATCAACGAAACCGACCGCCTGGGTGTTTCTCAGGCAACGGCTATCGCGCAATGGGACGACAGCACCACCACAATCAGGGGCTATATTACGCTGGTCGATCTGGCGACGCCGGCCAACAAGGTCCGGTTTTCTGTCTCGGGCTCGATCACGGATAACGGCACCTATGACGCGGTGACGGTGGCCTATGTCTCGGGTGTCACGAGCTTGACGGCGGTCAACGTGGCGCTGCTGTTCGAGCGCGTCGGCGACAAGGGCTTGGACGGTGCGGGCACCGGCGACGTGGTCGGTCCGGCTTCTGCGACCAACAACGGATTCGCGAAATTCGACGGCACCACGGGCAAGCTAATCAAGGACAGCGCGGCGACTGTTGCGATCGGCTCCGAGGTGTCTGGCCTGGGCACGGGCGTTGCCACAGCACTCGCCGTCAACGTCGGGTCCGCCGGTGCGCCCGTTCTGTTGAATGGGGTGGGCGGCACGCCGTCGTCTATCACACTGACCAACGGCACGGGATTACCCCAGGCTGGCGTCACCGGATTGACGACGGCGGATAGTCCGCAGTTTGCGGCGGTCAACATTGGCGCCGCGACGGATACGACGGTTGCTCGTGTTTCGGCGGGCGTGATCAGTGTCGAAGGGGAAACCGTCCATACCAACTCGATTGCACGCACGGCCTCGGTGCTGGGAATCGAAGTCGGACACGCAACGGACACCACGGTAACGCGGTCATCGGCCGGCGTTCTCGCGGTCGAGGGTGAGGTCGTTCATACCAACTCGATCGCCCGCACGGCCTCGGTTCTCGGTATCGAGGTCGGCCATGCGACAGATACGACGGTAACCCGGTCAGCGGCTGGCGTTCTTGCGGTCGAGGGTGAGGTCGTTCATACCAACTCGACATCTAGAGCCGTCACGGCCAGCACGATAGAGCTGGGCCACGCGACCGACACGACCCTATCGCGCACGGGGGCTGGTGCAATTGCGGTTGAAGGCGTGGCGATCAAAACCGCTGGCATTGAGACGATCTGGATACCTGCCGCTGCAATGACGGCAAAGGCCACGAACGGCGCGGGCTCCAGCACCTACGATTCTGGC